ATAGGAGGACTAACGTAATGGCAACTACTACCCCTAATTTTGGCTGGCCGGTGCCTACAAGTACCGATCTAGTAAAAGATGGAGCTACGGCTATCGAGGCACTAGGTGACTCGATCGATGCCTCTTTGCTCGATCTTAAGGGCGGCACTACAGGACAGGTATTAGCAAAAAATAGTAATACCGATATGGATTTTGTTTGGGTAACAGATGCAGCCGGAGATATTACAGGCGTTACAGCTGGCGTAGGTATTAGCGGAGGCGGTACCTCAGGTACGGTAACAGTAACTAACTCAATGGCTACAGAGATCACAGCAGCCGGAGATATTATTGTAGGTACAGGATCGGGCACTTTTGATAATTTGCCTATCGGTACAACTGACCAAGTATTAACAGCTGATACAACAGTATCGCCGTATAAGGTCAAATGGGCAACGCCAAGCGCCGGAGCAACAGTTAAGCCGGTTAGAAAATCCTCGGATCAATCTGTTACAAGTAGCACGACAGTAGTAAACGATAGTCAGTTAAAATTTGCCGTGGAAGCTAGCGCAACTTACATTTTCGAGGCTTGGCTTTACACTTATGCAGCCGATGGTACTCCCGATATTAAAGTAACTTTTACAGGCCCGGCAGGATCTACCGTATTATGGTCATCAAGTCAGGTAATATTTAACGCCGGTGGCGCTACTACTTTAACGGTTGTAGCTGCAGGTGGCACTACGGCTGATCTTTTTGTAGATGCTAACTTTCGCGCTATTCAGTTATACGGCACAATTCTAAACAGCACTACCGCCGGAGACGTCCAATTACAATGGGCACAAAATACAAGTAGCGCTAACTCTACAACAGTAAAAGCGGGATCCTATATCTATGGAATAAAGGTGTGATGATGAGCCAAGTAACTACAACTAAGAAAATCAATATCGATCAATTAGGGCATGAGTCTGGGATCGATATGAATATAATTTCTGAGCTAACAGGCGAGACAATTATTAACTCATCTGTAGATCAAAGTGTTTTAGAGGGTTTTGTCAATGCTCATAAGGCAGACGATAAATGGATCAATCCAACCCCTAAGCGCGTTATTACTATTGAGGAAAAACTAGCAAGCGTTGGATTATCGGTAGATGATCTAAAGGCAGCTCTTGGCCTGTAATGGAAACAAGCTACAACGGCTATCCGGCCTCTAAAGATGCGGCAGAAATAAAAATAAAGTCCTACCCTGTAAAGGGTACGGATCGTAAACTAAGGTGTGCCGAGAGTGTGGGCCCACTCTTGGCCGCTTTTGCCGCTGAGTTTCACGAGCTGATCGAGCCGATAGACGAGGGCACTTTTGACGATTGGGGCTATGCCTACAGGATGGTAAGAGGCAACCCTACAAAATTATCGTGTCACTCATCCGGCACGGCTATCGATCTCAATGCTACAAAGCATCCACTAGGCAAGGCTGGCACTTTCCCAGCTGAAAAAATACCTATGATCCGTGCGCTCGCCAAAAAGTACGGCCTCAAGTGGGGCGGCGATTTTAAGACACGGCCGGACGATATGCACTTTGAGGTAGAGGTGTCACCGGTAAAGGCTAAGGCTTTAATCTCTAGTTTAGGTTTACAATAATACAAATCCTAAAGGGCACTTAGGAGCAACAAAATGAAAGAGCAGGCGATAGCGGTAGGTAAGTCCTATCTTAGATCAGCTGTAGCGTGTGCGGCAGCTCTCTATATGAGCGGTATTACCGATCCAAAAGTATTAGCTAATGCGTTTATCGCTGGGCTAATCGGGCCACTACTTAAGGCCGTACAACCGTCCGAGGGACAGTTTGGCGTAACTAAGTAATGGAAAGAGCCCAGCTTGTAATTGGTATTACCTTGGGGGTAATTACTATTTTGGGGTTATGGGCTGGGCTTATCCGTAAATTGGTTATCTATTATTTATCAGAGCTAAAGCCAGACGGTAACGGCGGACACAACCTAGCCGGGCGCGTTGAGCGTATTGAGCTGAGAGTGGATCGTATTTACGAGCTCTTGCTAGAGGACAGGCTAGCCAAGTAGCGACACGCCAAGAGGCTATAGGCTTTCATTTCTGACAAAAAGCCCTCATACTGGTACTACAAACGCTGAGAGGGCTACTCGGTTAGTAGCTTGATCGGCCTTAACAAAGGGCGAAAAATGAATAGTGCAGATATATTAGTAAGCCTTGGAGTTTGTGCTCTAGGGTTTTTGTTTATGACAGTTGGTTACTCCATAGGTTTTAAGCATGGCCACGGCGAGGGCTTTATTAGAGGCCGCGCTATCGCTAAGGCTCTTAAAGATAGCGAGCTAATCTAATGGGGTTTTTAGATAATTACGAGGACGTAAACGCTCGCATCAAGCGCTTTAGATCAGAATATCCAAGTGGTCGTTTAGTAGCTTATATTGAGGATATTGATCTAATCAAAGGCACCATTTTAGTAAAGGCTGAGGCCTATCGTGAGTACGAGGACAACGTGCCAAGCGCCGTAGATTACGCATTTGGTAACGTCTCGACTTATCCAAACAATATGAAAAAATGGTTTATCGAGGACACGATTACAAGCGCTTACGGTCGCGTGATCGGTCTATTAACTCCAAGCCTTGAGCATAACTCGCGGCCTACCGTGCAGGATATGGAAAAGGTAGAGACTTTACCGGCTGACTCTGATCCATGGAGTAAGAAAGCATCAATAGAGGACATGTCCACAATGGCTACGGCTATCCTCGAGATAGGTACGCAGCTGGGAGGCGAGTTAGTAGCTGAGCCTCCACGTTGTCCGCATGGGACAATGGTTTGGGCCGAAGGGACGGCCAAAACTACCGGTAAGCCGTGGGCCGCTTACAAATGCACCGAAAAGTTACGCGCTAATCAATGCCAGCCATATTGGCACGTACTGGGCTCAGATGGAAAATGGAAACCTCAAGTATGACAAAAACAAGGTTAGTAATACTTTTGGTGATCTTTCAGATTTGTTTGTTTACAGCGATGGTGGTGCAACTATGGGAGATTTAACTTTTATTAAAGATGGTTTATCTACCACTATCCATGAAAACGGCGATGTAACTGTACTTAAGGTTATTTTATGTGATGAGTGCGAAAAGTACGTAACCCCTCTTGGCGGCTGGTTTGTGAGAGATCATACCGGCGAGGTCGTAATGTGGCTGTGTGCAGAATGTCGCAAGTAGCCAAGGTAATACTCGATCGATCTCAAGAGGTAACAGGTCACCGAGTAGGACTAGAGCGCACAATATTACGCAAGGCCAATACAAGTGATGTTAGTAATTTTGGCCAAGTGTATAAAAACTGGCATGAGCTTGTATGGCAAGAAGCCGAAGCCGCGTGCGCTGAAACAGCAGTAGCTAATTATTTTGGCGATTATGCTTTTGTGCCAAAAATACCTAATGTCCACGAGGAGGCAGACGTAGGCGAAAATATCGAGGTTAAATGGACTAAACACACTAACGGCCATTTAATTTTACAAAACCGAGGCCCGGGCCGTCCTAACGATGTAGCTATATTAGTAACCGGATGGAGTCCGGTCTATATCCTCTTAGGATGGATGCCGGTGCATATGGCCAAGGTACCTAAATATAAGCATCCTTACCAAGATAACTATTGGGTACCTCGATCTAATCTCTTTGAGATGCAATATCTAAAGAGGTCGCAATATGGCATATAAAACTAAGTGCCGGTTATGTGCAAAAGTAACCGAGCATATAGAGCGAATAGTGACAGATAACCTACCTCCATATGTAAAAGCGCTTCAATGCGTTAAATGCGGCGTTATGGGGATTGTAATGTTGGAGGATGTAAAAGATGCCGATGTATGAATATGAGTGTTTATTGTGCAATATCCGGTACGAGCTAGAGCAACCGATTACCTCAGCCGCAGCGCCGCTATGTTGTGGTACTCATATGAGGCAGATCTATCATGCTCCTGGCTTATCGTTTAGGGGTAAGGGATGGGGTAAAGATGCAAGATAGCTTATTTAATTATGTTAATGCAGAAACAACAAGCAACGATCACTACACACCTAAATGGGTTTTTGACTTATTAGGTGTTACTTTTGATTTAGATGTAGCTGCACCTGTAGGTGGAGTGCCGTGGATACCTGCACTACAAAGTTACAGCCAAGCAGATGACGGGCTTACTCAGCCGTGGCACGGCTTAGTTTGGTGCAACCCTCCATACAGTGACATATTGCCTTGGGTTAGGCGATTAAATAAACACGCTAACGGCATAGCTTTGCTGCCTCATACAAAAGGGGCTTGGCGTAGAGAAATCTGGGCTAATGCAGAAGGTATTACAGAATGGCAGACACTTACAGAAATTAAGTTTATGCACAAAGGTAAAGAAAAGACGATATTTCCTACTACTTTTCTTGCAGCGTGGGGCGATGTTGCGGTTAAAGCTATAGCTAATGTAGGGCGTGTGCGATGAAAAGTTATCCACAACAGTTATCCACACGTGTTAAAAACCTGTGGGACACGCTCAAAAGTACGCTCAAGATTGACAGGTATTTGACTAAGCGGCTACGCTCCATACTCGCAGGCGAGCCGCTACCGCGGTTAGCTCGCAGGCGTAGTTTGGTGCTTATGGCCGGGCTATTGCTATTTAGCAATATGCCTGCATCTCAAGCTATAAACACATTAAGAGATAAAGAAAACTACAAACTCTATGCACATATAAAACTCACTAACTCAAAAGAGTATCGATGCCTAGAGTTATTATGGAATAGAGAGAGTAAGTGGGATCCAAGGGCCAATAACCCTAAGAGCTCTGCCTATGGCATACCTCAGCTACTTAAACTTAAAGAGCATGATCCATATAAGCAAATAGATCTAGGCCTTAAGTACATAGCCCATAGACATACCACACCATGCAAGGCATACGCTTACCATCTAAAGACTGGTCACTACTAAGATGGTGCACGGTACTAGGGATCCAAGACTTACACGTAAGTACAAAGCTCAACGCCTCATAGTATTAGCAAGGGATGGGTACACCTGTGTGTACTGTGGGCAGGATGCCAATACAGTCGATCATATAGTGAGCATCAAAGCCGGAGGAGATCCGATTAGCTTGGAGAATATGATCGCTTGCTGTAAGCGTTGCAATAGCTCTAAAGGATCGCGCTCACAAGCCGTTTTTTTAGCCAAACAGTCTACCCCCCCTGCCTTTCTTCTCCC